AGGAAAGAGAATTTACCGCTTATTGGCTGGCACCTCCACCTGCCAATACAATGTTCCTGGACCACGCAGGATGGCATTTCAGTTATCTGGGTGATAATCAACAGATTATACATAAAATACAAAATTTTGCACATTCAGAGCACGATAATGCGGATCTACTAGCCAAAGTAGATATTAACAAATTGATCAGTTCTGGTGTAGACAAATATGGTGTAGGTCAATATTAGAATATCAGCATAACTGATTATTGGCCCAGCAGTATCTATAATAATTTGCGAACATATTCGCATTGGATAAGTCCCAGTACTGATACAACAATTTTTGACATCTATCCCTGAACTCCATGTAAATATCCTGCATGCTCTTGTGGGAGACCAGATATTAAAATACTTACAGCAGACAACATTGCATTTGATTTAAATCAATTGCCTGAAAAAATAGATGATTTGAGATATTGTGTGTTGGATTACAGTGATCATCACAATGTGGACTATTACTGGCCTCCTCTGGTTTTCCTGGATATCTTCAGTGCTCCATGTGCTGATCTACGCATTGGTAACTACAACATTCAAATGCCACTAAACTGGAGCGTAGTGGTGGGAGACAAACATGGTGGTGACCTGGAAGTCATGAAACTGGTGGACATCATGGACAAGGATTTTGATGTTTTTGTTTTCAATCCCATCAGTGGCTATATGCCAGACTTTCAAATGATTGAAATCATGAATGTGTTTGCAGACGTGCGCTGGTGCTTTCCCAAACTCAAGTTGGGACATTTTCTAGCTGTGCCCTTGGAGCTGAAACCTAAACCTGTGTGTGCATTTTTCATCCAGGATGTGGGCAAAAACGCCGATCTTCTGGATATCAGAGACCTGGTATAGCCATCATGAGTGAACCTCAATTGGTTGCTCAGGCTAGCAATTGAGGTTCACGAGTCTGCCAGTTTACCACTCTGGCTAGGTGTTATGCGCTTTCAATTTGTACAGTCAGACCAGAAGGATCTAGGCTGGTTGCTTCCAAACTCCAGGGGGCAGCGTCGCCACTGGCATACACAAATCCTGTCCCACCATCTGTGTCTGTTTCCAACACAGCCAAATGCGCAGTAAGTTTGGTTACAAAATATGTGCTGTCCAAGGCATCTGTAGCTTGAATATAAGCTTGTCCTGCCACCAAACTATTGCTGGCAACCAAGGTGCATATGCTGCTGCCTTCTGTGGTTTCCATCAAATACTCATTGGTGCTGGTTTGTTTGATGACATCTGCATCCAAGGTTTGTGTGCCATCCACAACAAATGCGTGTGCTAGGATCACATTAGTGCCAGCAGCGGTCAAAACTGCGGTGGCCGCTGCTGCACCAGCTGAGAAAGTCACAGCAGCATCTGCTGCGTTAACGTATCCATCCCCGGCGTTGGTCACAGGCACACTGAGCACACCATAGGTGACAGTCAATGTAGCACCAGTACCGTTAGCACTGTTGGTGGTGGTTGTTCTGGGGTTGGCACTTATTACAGTATAATCGCCAATTGCGTTCACAGTCACGGCATTGACACCAAAACCCAAATTGAAGGTTGTGCCTGCAAGAGTTCCTGGACCGTCTGTGGAATCTGGTTGTACTGGATCTGTGGGCAGTGCTGTGCTTCGCACACCTGCATTTGTGACTGTGACAGCAGTAATGACGCCATCGGCTACTGTGAGGGTGAGAACAGCTGGTGTTGCCCAACCTGTGCTGAATGTAACTGTGTTTCCATCCACAAAACCACCACCATCACCAACAAGACCGACTGTGCGGATTTTCACACTTGCCACAGTGAATGTGGCAGCCGTTCCGGTGCCACCCACGACGGTGAGTATGTTTCCTGGAACATAATCTGCACTGACATCACCTGTGCCGCTAGTAGCAACAGTTGCACTGACGGCCTTCATGTGAACTGTACCCAATGTGGCACTTGTGCCATTTGGTAAATTTGGAGCACTTATACTTACTGTGGGTAGGGTAGTGTAAGTTCCGGCATTGGTTATAGTAATGGAAGCTACACTTTCACCATTGCTGGTGGGAACTGGATTGAAATATTTTGAATTTAACGGTCTTCCCATTGTTATTGGTCTCCTACGTGGCGTTCTAGGCCATACGGGGCGGGTTTGTGCTCCCCATAAAACTGCACCTGTTGCAGTCAACTGTACCTATTTAGACAATTTTCTATCGTGTGTGTTGAGATAGCCAAATTCTCACGTATAATTATCATATGATACAAACTGTTGAGATCACACATGGCCAAAAAAACTGAAGCCAAACGCAGCTACAAGCTTGACATAATGACCGTGTTGGAAGCTGCTGACAAAGGTGTCAAAGAATTCTATACAAATTTAACCGAGGAGGAGCAAAAAGCATTTTCTCCCAGGGTGTTGATCAGATGGCTCAGCACTGTGAGCGACAAGAGTGCTCACAAAGAATATGCAATTTTGGCAACAAATGATCTGGTGAATTTGGGCATGTGGAGTCTCAACAAACATCCAGAATTGATCTGGTTGCTGATGACTGTGGCAGGCACAGGCAAAAAACAATATCATCAGTGGATTCCCATGAGCAAAGGCACCAGCAGCACGCCCAAGTTGGATCAGCTGATCACACAGGTATGGCCACACACCAACAGCCAGGAACAGCAAATGTTGAAGAACTTGCGCAGCAGTCTAGAGTGGCAGGAACTGGCCAAGGACCTTGGTTGGGATGACAAACAAATCAAGGATTTGGTGAATGAGCTCAAAAAAATCTCACGATAATGATGTGATAGATCTCAACAAACCTCACACATGTGAATTTTGTCACAAAAGTTTCAGCAAAGAAAGCACACTGGTGAGTCATGTGTGTGAAAACAAGCGCAGGTGGCAAAATCAAAACACCAGTTATGTGAAAAAAGGATATCTGGCCTATCAGTTGTTCCATCAAAGTCTCACACCACACAAGACTGTGGTGTTGCCCACCTATCAGCAATTTGCAGCCAGCAACTATTACACCAGCTTTACAAAATTTGGCAGCTGGTGTGAAGAAAACCAGATTCAAGAATGGCAACTGTTGGTAAAATGGTTGCTTAAAAACAACAAAAAACTGGACCTGTGGTGCGATTGGCTGGCATATCAGCAATTTCTGCAAGAGATTGTCAACGATGAGCCGCCACAACAGGCACTCAAACGCAGCTTGGATACCATTGCGGCCTGGAGCAAGGACAGTGGCAACACCTGGACAGAATTCTTTGAGAGGGCTCATCCCAACATCATTGTCAACTGGATTATTCAGGGCAAGATCAGTCCTTGGTTTCTCTACAATTGTCACAGTGCTGTGAATTTTTTGGAAAAGTGCAATCAGGAACAACTGAACATGCTGCAAGCACATGCACCCATTAGAAAATGGAAGGTGAAATTCATGAGAATGCAGGAAGATGCAGATGTGATCAAACAAACACTGGAACAGGCTGGTATGTGATAATCAGGCATAGATACACGATGATATCCCAAGGAGCACACACATGAGTGGCAGTTATACACAACAATATGGATCTGATACAGAACCAGTTGCCTACAACCAACCGCTGTCAAATCCCAGCACCAACATCAGCTACCTGGGCAAATACACCCGAGTGACTGTGGAGGGCAAGGAACTGCTGTTGGTAAATCCACAAGTGATTGATAATTTGGAAAAACAATTTCAAGAGCTGATCAATCGCAGCAATGATCTACTGCAAAGATGTTTGCGTATGCAACAGCAGCAGACTATAATGACTAATGCTATTTCACGCATGGAAAGAGAATTGGGGAACAAAATTAGTTATGACTGATCTCAATTTGCTGGGTGATATTGATATTGATACTGGTGACAGAAACCAATTGTTGAGTGTTCTGGAACACATACCTGCCACTGTGGATCGCAATGGAAAATTTACCAAACACAACACTGGTGTTTATTTCCATCAGGTGCCCACAGATCCTTTCAGCAACTGGTGCAGTTTGCCTTATGACACTGCACAGGATCAGGGATGCTATAAAATAGATTTGCTCAACAACCATGTTTACAGCAAAATCAGAGATGAAAACCATCTCAATCATTTGTTGGAAACACCACCACTTTGGGAATTGTTGCAGCACCGAGAAATAGTGCAAGAATTGGTGCATATCCATCAACATTATGATCTGGTGGAATTGTTGAAACCTCAGAGTGTGCCACAACTGGCCATGGTGTTGGCCATGATTAGACCAGGCAAAAGACATTTGGTGAAAAAATGCCAACAGCAGGGATATGAGAGTATTGCTGAAGAAATTTGGTCACAAGACAATCGAGGCTACACATTCAAAAAATCTCACGCGATATCTTTGTCGATGGTGATTGTGCTTCAATTGAATTTATTGATTGAAACAATCTCACAAGTGTAGTATATTCATCCTATAAGCGAAAAGGACCATTCATATGCGCAAGAGGCTGAGTTTCAAACGTAGTCACAACATGCTGGGTCACACATGCCATATCAGCACTGGTGATCACAAGTTTGTTTTGGTGGAAAATCAAGAGCAGGATTTTCTCAAGAAAAACAAGAGCATCCAGGAGCAGTATTACTGGTTTCGGGCCCCCAGGATCACACTTGATCAGCTGAGAACCACAGCTGAGAATTTGATTCATCTGGAAGACCGATTCAAGCTGGAGATCTGGGCAACCTTGAAAGATGATAATCAGGATCCCATGTTTGATGCCAGTCTCAAGATTGTGGATCAAATGGATGCAGCCACATTTGTTTGGGGCCATACTGAAATGTGGATGAAGTGGGATGATGCCCAGGAAAAAGATTTGAAACAACAGATCAAAGCCAGCAATAAGCCTCTGCGTGCCAAAGTCACCAAGGATGGAAGAGTGCGAGTGAAAGTCACGGTGACCAGTCTTGAAGACTGACCTTAGGTCAATTGCCTCTGCATTGGAATCTATGGTTATGTTTGAGTTGTATGACCATGATACACAATCACAGATTGTCACCTATTTGGCATTGCATGATATAGATTGTTTGCTGCCAAAATGTCTAAATGATGACAACAGCCTCACCATAGCCATTCGCATGGATGGCATTGTGAGGTGTATCAAAATTGGCGGCTAGCTGGTGCTTTTAACCAATTGAACCGTGCGTTTTTTGCTGCGACGGTTTATCAGCGTTTCCAGACTGGGCACAGGGCCACTTTGCACCTGTACCTCTTTCTGACTGAAACTTTTGAGATATCCACGAAATATCCGGAATCTAGCTCCCAGGAACACATTAATGGGCACCTGGCGGTTGCTGCCCCACCAGTATAATTCTCCACAATTCATGAATTCCTGTTTGTTTTCTGTACTCATGGTTTGATCAATCACATACATGTGCAGGAAATTGGTATCACTGTTCTGCACAATGCCAAAATAATCCTTGTTCAAATACTTGATGTGAGTGAGATAGGGCCATCTAGGATCAACTAGAGTGGGCGAGGGGCTGGGTGTGGTCATCAACGGTTATTTAGAAGGTTTAAATACACCTAGGAAAAACTTTTGGCGATCTGATGAGTCTTATCAATCTATACACATATAAACTACCTGTGCAGTTGAGTGAGACCAATCATGGTGCGCCCAATTTCAACAGGCCCATGTATAATTATTCAACCAAAGTATACAAAAACAACAACAATATCATTGATTTTGTTGTGAGAGACAATGATCGCAAGCCAGTCAAGCTGATTGACTGCAAGCTGACTGTGATTGTGCAAAATGTGGCAACTGGCATAACTGTTTTGGAAAAAGCAGCCAAAGTCACAGATGAAATCAAGGGCAGAGCGCAACTGATGATCACAGCCAGTGAAACAGAACCCTGGCTGCTGGGAGGCTATGCATACAACGTCAAGATCACCAGGCCAGGTGGTGCTCAGGAATTTTTGTATGTGGATATAAACAACAGTGCCACAGGCACCTTTGATTTGCTGCCAGCAGTGGGTGGTGAGCTGGTGCCTGCCCAGACCATACTGGGCAGCCATTTCACACCCATGAGTTTTGATTGGGATAGCAATGACGATTGGCAAGTGAGTGGAGCTCAACCAGCCTATAACCAAGTGGGCGCCAATACTGGATCATTTACTATTGCTGTCTATACCACAAATTGGCAAGGATCATTTAGAATTCAAGCCAGTTTGCAGAATCTTGCGCCTACGGAAAAAAGTTGGTTTGATATACCTCTTGTGGGCGGCCAACCTGTGTTGACAATCACCACTGACACTCCCCCCGTGCAAAGTTTGGGGTTCAGTCTCAATGCTCAATGGATTAGGTTCATGTATAAAGCTGGCATCAACAATCTTGGTAGTTTTGACAAGGTAGTGTATAAAATTACCTGATTTGTCAGTATAATAAGCTGTGATGGATATTCAACAGCTTGTGATTCAACATTTGCCCACCAAACGCAGAACCAGCCCACACGGCTGGATTGTGTTTAATGCGCCCTGCTGTCAGCACAGAGGACATCGTGGGGACACCAGAAGTCGTGGCAACGTGAAATTCAGTCAAGATGGCACAATTGGTGGCAATTGTTACAATTGTGGATTCAAATTTAGATTTGATGGTGTCAATCTCAGTGACAGCTTCATATCCTGGCTCACTTGGCTGGGTGTGGAACGCAGTGTGATCCAATCCATAAAATTGCAATTGTTGGCACAAGACATTGAGGGTAGATCTGCTACAAATACCAGTTTGATTACAGCTAATACTACTAATTTTCCATCTGTGGAACTGCCTCAAGACAGTTTGAATATTTGCACTCTATTGGAAGAGGGGTGTGATGATCCAGCATTCCTCAAATGCATGGAATATTTGACCACTCGTGGTGAAGACATTCTCACAGGTTATGATTATTTTTGGTGTCCCAGCACCAAACACAACATGAATCACAGAATAATCATTCCATTTTATCACAGCACTGATGTGGTGGGCTATACTGGCAGATATGCAGGCAAGCCTCCACCTGGAATACCCAAATACTACAACAGTGTGGTTCCCCAGGGATATTTGTTCAATCAGAATGTCTTACAAACTAACAGGCAATTTGTTGTGATTGTGGAAGGACCGTTTGATGCCATCGCCATACAAGGCATCAGTGCCTTGGGAAGTACAATACGTGATTTGCAAATTTTGGCTATCAGCAACAGTGGCCAAACACCGGTTGTGTTGCCAGATCGTCAAAGGAAAAATCAAGATCTGATTGATATTGCTTTGGAATTTGGATGGCATGTGAGTTTTCCTGACTGGGAAGATCAGATTAAAGATGCTGCTGATGCTTGTTTAGCATACGGACAAATATATACTATCACTAGTGCTCTAGCAGCACGCACCAGCAATCCAATTGAAATTGGACTCAAACGCAAGATGTTTCAAGGATAACGCATGTCAGCAAATACAAGAGATTACAATGAAGATGTACAGAAATTGTTGGTTAGCGTTCTCTTGAGTGATGAAGAGATCTTTGCACGTTGCCAAAACATTTTGCAAGCCAAATATTTTGTAAACAAATTGCGACCAGTTGTGAGATTCATGCTGGATTTTGCCAATCAATATCGCGCAGTACCCAAACATGAGCAAATCCGGGCGCAATTTGGCATTGATCTGGACAAAATGGATAGAATGAATCCAGCACTGCAACAAGCATTCCTGGATCAGATTGAAGAATTTTGCAAGAACAGAGCTCTGGCAGATGCTGTGCTCAGTGCAGGTGATCTGATTGCCAAGGGCAACTATGGTGAAGTTGAGAAGCGTGTGAGAGAAGCCATATTGGTGGGACTCAACAGCAACATTGGCATCAGGTATTTTGATGATCCCAGAGCACGACTCATGAAGATCAAAAACAGCAATGGACAGGTGAGCAGCAGTTGGAAATCAGTTGATCAAAAGCTGTATGGTGGATTGAACAGAAAAGAACTCACCATTTGGTGTGCCGGCAGTGGTGGTGGCAAAAGTGTCACCATGCAGAACATGGGTGTGAACATGGCCCGTGCTGGATTGAATGTGATTTACATCAGTCTAGAGCTCAGTGAGGAAATGATCAGCATGCGACTGGACAGCATGGTGAGCGGGGTGGCCACACATGAAATCTTCAAGAGACTGGATGATGTGGAAATCAAGGTGCTGCAAGCCGGCAAAAAGAGTGCTGACTTGCATGTGAGGCAGATGCCACAAGGCACAACCACAAATGACTTGCGAGCATATCTCAAGAATTATGAGATTGAAACAGGTCACAGGTGTGATGTGCTGATTGTGGATTATTTGGACCTCATGTTTCCCAACAATAAGAAAATTGATGTGAGCAATCTCTACATCAAGGATAAATATATAACGGAGGAGTTGAGGGGGTTAGCCATGGAAACAAACATGGTGGCCATCACAGCTTCACAGTTGGGAAGGTGTTTAACATTGGATACACAGGTGCAATTGGCAAACGGACAACAGATTACTATTAGCAACCTCAAGGAGGGTGATCTTGTTCAAGGATCAAATGGAGTAGTTAAAGTAGTAAATGTTTTCCCCAAGGCCAAACAATTGGTATTCAAGATAAAGACAAAAAGTGGCAAAGAAATCAAAGCTACAGCACAGCATAAATTTCCAACTGCAGAAGGAACAAGGAGCTTGGAACATGGACTTACAGTTGGACAAAAACTCTATATCAAAAATTCTGAATGAATTATGGACAAGAAACCAAGGCAAGGGGGCTCAATCCACTCTTGTGAGTAGGTTTAAATCAGTAGTGACTGCATTGGACGCTAGGTATCCACAAATAGATAATTATGGACAGAAAGCCTATCTGTGGGTTAATGATCTAGACTCTGTACCATTATGTTATTGTGGCCAACCAACCATTTGGAAAAGTTACACAAGAGGATATGGTGAATATTGCGGTATCAAATGCATGAGCAAGTGTCCTGTGACTCTTCAAAAAAAATCAGCCACTGTGCAAAATAGGTACGGGGTGAGTCACTTTTCCAAAACAGAGTTGTATAAAACCAAATTTAAAAATACCTGTATGGACAGGTATGGTGTGATAAATCCGGGGCAAATTGTTGATCTAAAAATCAGAAGATCCAAAACAAAAAGCCAAACATATCTCTTGAATTTAATCCATATCAACGAACACCATTACACTCCATTATTTGAATATGCTGAATTCCAAGGTGTGCATGAATCTAGCATGTGGAGATGTGTGAAATGCAAAACGGATTTTGAAATGTGCAATTTGATACAAGGTATCAGATGTTCCTCATGTTACCCTAAAACAAGATTGGTGGGAGAAAGCAAACAAGAAATAGAAATTGCAGACTGGCTCAAATCTTTGAATATATCTGTTGAACGCAAAAATCGCACCCTATTGAATGGAAAAGAGTTAGATCTATTGATTCCTGATCATAATTTAGCTATTGAGGTATGTGGGTCATATTGGCACAGTGACAGATTTGTGGATAAATTGTATCATCAGCAAAAAACAGTGCAATGTGAACTACAAAACATACAATTAATAACCCTGTTTGATTTTGATTTGAAAAACCAAAATATAGTGAAAGACATGATCCTACACAAACTGGGTCTGAGCACCAAGAAAAAATTTATGCCCAGACAGGGAACTATACAACAAATCAATAGCAAACAGGCCAAAGAATTTAACAATTTATATCATCTGAGAGCGCATGCTGCTGCAAGCCATCATTTTGGTTTTTTTGTAAATGACGAATTGATTGCAGTGTCTAGCTGGAGCAAGAGCAGGTTTGACAAAAATAGTCATGCACTGGAGCTTGTGAGGCTGTGTTCCAAGAATCCAGTGTCAGGATTGCTGGGAAAAATGACACACTATGCCTCAAAGGTACTGAATGCAAAAACAATACACAGCTATGTTGATTTGAGGTATGGATCTGGTAGCAGTTATCAATCCGCAGGATATAATTTAATACGCACAACCAAACCTGGTTATTGGTATGTGGACGGAAATGCAACATGTTACCACAGATCTTCCTTTGCCAAAAGTAACCTCACACATTTTCCAAATTATGATCAGAACAAAACAGAATTTGAAATCATGAATGAACTTGGGTATCATAGAATATGGGATTGTGGTAACAAATTATATGAATGGAAATTGTAATGGATTTTTTTGAAGAAGATGAAATCATAGAGATTGAAGTAGTGGGTTGGGAAGATACTGTGGATATTGAAGTATCTGATAACCATTTGTTTGTAGCCAACCAAATTCTCACTCATAATAGTTCAGTTAATGAACTAGAACATGATCACAGTCACATCGCCGGTGGTATCAGCAAAATTCAAACAGCAGACAATGTGATCAGTATTCTTGCCACACCTGCCATGAGAGAGCGCGGACAATATCAATTTCAGTTTCTCAAAACACGCAGCAGCAGTGGTGTGGGCAGCAAGATCATCATGGGCTATGATCAGGAAACCCTGCGCATATTTGATTTGGAAGAAGGCGATGCAGATGTGCCAGTTAAAACCGCAAGTGACATGTTGGCAGATTTGCGTAGAAAGAACAATCAGGCTGCAACAGGCACTTCAACAACAGAGAACAAAAAACCGGATCAACCATCAGTTAATCCGGTGAAAAGTGTAGTCAGTTTGAAAGAACTTACAAGTTTGATCAAGCGTTAGGGGCTGAAAAATCCTGGCGTGCATGAATTCTCTTGAGCATGTTCATGGCTTTTTGTGTATTTTTACTGTCAGCAGCCAACAATCTTTCAAAAGCAATAGCCATTTCTGTCATTTCTTGCCTATTAAGGTCATCTCCCTGCCGCATTTTGCGCAAGGCTCTGTTGAACAAACTTATGTCAGCCAACCCTAATATATCTGCCAGTTGACTTGGATTGATGCTGCCTTCCAGTTTGTCATGTGGCATTACATCTGTGTGTTTCTGATGATCCTCTTGATCTTGACTGGATGTATTATGAATCTCTTGCAATCTGCGAGCAATACTACGCATTTGTTCAGCTAAAAATTGTGCCATAATCCTGAGTTACCCCTGAGTATTTGTTATATTTATAGATTTTTTTTGAAACCGTTTCCACCATAAATAATTCACAAACAGCTGGAATTTTGCGTTGAAGACCACAAAGAACATAATAGAAGAGCTGGGGCACCTGGTTCCTGTCAAAAACAAGCACACTGTCACTGAGGCCAGAGCCATGCATGTGATCAGCAGTGCTATCAATCTCATTGAAAGCATCAAAGCAAATTATTCAGTTGATCTGTCTGAAGATCTCACCAAGAGGCTGATCAAAAGCATCATCAGTAAGGATCCTCAAAAATTTCAACGCAAAATCAGTCAAATAAAAAAACAGGAAAAACAAAATGGCAATAACTGATGCTGAACTAATAAGGAACATGATTAACGTTTTGCAAGAGTCGCATGTGCCTGCAAACTCAATTGATGAAGCTGTGGCCACTGGTGTTCTTCAGAGATTGGGAAAATATAGCAAAAGTTTCCTCCCTGGCGGAGGTGGCCAAGGACAGAGAGAAGTTCAGGCGGCTGGTTACAGCTATGCCAAAATTTGGCAGAAATTCATGCAAAGAGAAGGCACCACCTACAAGGATGTGGATTGGCAGGATTTGCGTAGATTTTTGAGCAGTCCTAATATAGCAAGATCATTAAAGTTGTCTGATGATCTCATGGGCAGTCCCTTAAACATCCAGGAAATTCAATCTATTGTGGCAGACAAGAGGGTACGCAATGCCATTGCCAAGGAGATAGACACGGCTAGAGCGGGTGATAACACACATGCTCCATTGGACAAAATTTTGCCTGCAACTGGTAATATTACCAGTCTAATGAATGTGGAAATTGGCGGTGCCCCAGTGGGCGCAGATGATCAAACCAGCCAGGATACTAGAGCCAAAAGAGCCAAAAGAGCTGAAATTATAGTATTGGCAATTTTGGAAGCCGCTGTTGTGCTGATGTTTAGGAAAGATCAGGGAATGGAACCTTCCAGCACACCTGTTGCCCCACCATCAGCCACTGCTGCTCCCGCAGCACCTGCTCCTGCTGCGCCTGCTGCTCCCGCTGCGCCTGCTGCGCCTGCTCCCGCTGCGCCTGCACCTGCTGCTCCCGCTGCGCCTGCTGCGCCTGCACTGACCCCACAACAAATTCAATTATTGATAACGATCTTTGGTGTATAATATGACAGCAATTACTCTCTTGGAAGATTACAGGCAAAATAAATTCAAGGATACTCTTTTTGAAACAGTTGCTGATGTAAGTTGGGGATTGGAGTTCTCATCTATCCTCCTGGAAACTAGGCAGGGATTGGAAACTGCTATAAATGAGTGGATAAAATATTGTGAACAGTATTTCATGCTCACCGAAGCTGAATCAATGTCAGATGAACAAGCTGATGATGTCATAAACCAATTTCTTGCTAGGCGCACTATTCCCCGCAGTAATTTGGATACACTTCATAATAAAGTTACCTCAGCATCATCAACCAAACCACCCAGTGGAATGATGGCCAAGTTCAAAAGTATGGCTGCTAAATTTTTGGCACCCATACAAAAATTCTTATCCAAACTCAATCAAAAAACCACATACCCGCCAGTTGATGATGCAATACAGGCAATTATTAGACGGATAGAAGAAAAAACAGATAATGACCCACTAATAAAGAAACTATTACAGGGTATTTTGGCTATCGCTAAAAAAGGTGGTTGGTTGGGAAGCGCAGCACTGATTGTTATGGGTGTTGCTCAAACTATTCTGGGATTGCCATTTTTGGGAACAGCAGGCATTGCCATCAGTATTATTGCTGTGGCTGCAAGAATAATTGCAGATTTGGCGGCTGGTAAAAGTCTAGCATATACAATGGGCAAGGCCGCCGCACTTTGGGGTCTGGGATATGGGGCCAGACAATTGTTTGATTTGGTATGGCCCTTGTTACAACAGGCTGAGTCATTGCCAGTGCCGCCAATTCCTCCAGAGGTAAGAGCTGGTGCTAGCTCTACTCCCCAAGACTTTGATCCTACTGAATGGGCACCCACAGACAGTTCACAGGGAGAGATTCCAGGAGACGCCGACGCCGCAGTCCGCGCGCTCGGCGGCCCCATCACTAATTTACCATCAACAGGCAACAGTTACATAGATAAATTGCAAGATCTATATGGAGCACCTATTGAATCATATAGTGGATCTTTTAGAGATGCGTTTGCTGCTGCAAGAAAGGAATTAGGTACCGGGGGAATTTTTAGCTGGACAGATCCCACCACTGGCCAAATAAAACCATTTACAACAAATACCAAGGGTGAAGGACAATTTGCCAATCTTGCGGGCAATGTGGTGAATTATTTGAGAGGTAATAGATAACATGGCACGAGATTGGAGAGCAGAACTCACAGGAATGGAAGATACTGTGGACGCACAACAAATAGTTGATGCGTTAAAACGACATGGCTACTCAAAAACTGATATAGCAAAGGCATTACAAGAATTCATGGCAGACAATCCCACCGCTGGAACATCTACACCAGCTACCTCCACAAAGCTCACTGTTGCTGAAGTTTTGGAAATGATAAAAGATCCTTCCCGGCATGCTGATCTCAAAGCAAGATTCGATGCCATGGCAGATCCAGACAAAGCAACTCTCAAAGCAGAGGTTGCCAAGATTATTGCTGCTGCAACCCAACCCAACCCCGACGCAGCATATAATGCGGCATTGGTACAGCCTGTGACTAATGCTGTTTCAAAAATTGAATCTATTGTTGCAGCAGCTATACCTAAACGCACTAAAATGTTGGATATAATAGAAGTTCTCAATTCCATTATTCCTACACCAGCTTTGCAGATAAAAGATGAAACAGGTGTTACTTATGCTGACAAAATTTTGAAAATATTAAGCCAGAATACTGATAAATTTGGAACTATTGCAACACCAGGAGATAAGTTTGTTAAATTGTTGACTCCATCTATACAAACAAACAAACGAATCACCCTGCCTCAGACTGCATTAGAAAGCCAATTGCGTCAACTTAAAAAAGCTGCGGGCATTATATGAACCTACAAGAAAGCAGCCTCTTACACAGCCTCAGCAGTCTCAAGCGTTACAACGCCAAAGACATAGCTGATCTTTGTTTCTTGTATATGGTGGCACTGCATATCTTGAGAAGTGAATTTGATTTTGCACCACAAGCAAGATCATATGCCAGTAAAACTCTGGGCTCAGGTGACTTTCAGAATATTCGTCTCAACAAAACTGATTTGTATCAGTTGTTGAATATCTTGTTGGCACAAGACATTTTGTGGACAGATCAACTGCAAAATCCCTCAGCCAGTCACACTTTTCTCACAGACATATATCTCAACCATGATGATGTGGTGAAATTTTTGCGCAACATCCAACAGGGTGGATTCAATCCCACACAGAGTGCTAGATTGCTGCTCAAGATGGAAAATCAGTTGAAGGTCAGCACCACCAATTACAAAAGTGTGAGACGTATTGCCAGTGATTGGAACAAGGGTCATGTGGACAAACATGCCAAGTCACTGGTTGTAACAAGGTTACTACAAGCTTTGAGGCACAAGGCACTGCAAGGGGATCTGAGGGTTCTTTTGGAACAACTAGCGCAGTCGCAGAATTTAGAATACAATGATGCCTGCAATCAAGAAACCGGTGCCAACTGTGGTGTTTCCGCACAGATGTCATCTACAAAAAAAGAAAAAAAGCCCAGTCTTCTCAAGCAATTGGCTGTGGGAACAGGGTTGGGTATAGGTGCCTATCTGCTAGGAAAGGCCCTATTTGCACCCAAGGATAAGAAATGAAAATAAAAGAATTACAAGAAGCCATCAAAGGCTGGAAACATGCTAGCAGTGATTTGGTCAAGATGAGAGCTGCAACAAAAGCAGCTGGACAAAATGTCAAATTGGTGAGTCTCAAGAAAGACGGCACGGAAAGCCGGATGCACGATGCTACCAAAACTTTTGATACAGAAGCACAGGCAAGAGAATATCACGATAGAATAGTAAGTCTCAATCCAGGAAAGACTATTCGCCATCACCTGTATGTGGATAATAAACCACCAGAGATTTTGACAGAAACCAGCACAGGTGGAGGCACCAGCAGTGGAGCAATAGCCAGTGTTGTGAATCCATTTGGCATAGTCATGCGCAGGCCCAGTTTGTTTGGTTATGTTCCTGCAAAAAAACGCAGCAAACCTCAGAAAAACAAACAGTAATATAAATACCTGTGCAACAATGCAACCTTAACAAGGAGAAATAATTATGGCCTATGGTCAAACCAATGTAAATGAAGGTGCTCGTGGCGGTGAATTCCTCACTGGCGACCTCAGTTACTTTACAATCAAAACTGTTGTTCCCTGCTATCCCACCAATGTCAAGGCTCCTCTTGCTGATGCACTCAAAGCCCGTAATTGGACCAGCTTGGCTGTTGCTAGACCAATCACAGTTGTGGATGGCAACGGGGCCAGCGTGACTTATGACAGTGATGCTGAATACACCAGTGCTTACAACAAGCAACAAAACCTGGACACTCTCATGGCCGTGTTTGCCACAGGAGCCAATCCAGTTGTGGTAAACATTTCTGCTGCTATCAGTGCCGATCCCAGTGCTGCCAATGCAGCATTCCCCTCTACTGCTGTGGGCGTGGCAGATAATGAATTTGGTACAACATACAACGATCCTGACACTGCTATCTACACAGTCAACATTGTTACTGAAAAGGCTCGCAGCTGGTTGGTATCTGGCACTGGTGCTGGATCCAATGCAAGTGGTTATCAATTGCTTGCTGCTCTGGACGGCGTGCCAGTTCTCGACACAACAGCAGTCACACCTGCTGGTCCCCAGGATGCAACAGCCATTGCTATCGCTGTTGCCACTGGTGCCTTTGTTGTTGATGGCGCAAGTGTTAATAACAACATTGTGGCTATTGCCAGCGAAACACTACCCAGTGTTGCCTAATCTGTTTTGATGGGTTTTTGAAGCAAAAGGCGCAGAGATGCGCCTTTTGTTTTCTCTATGCACTTTTGATGATTGCCATGATAAATAATCAATCATGAAAGTAGATAATTTAGACAACAAATTGTGTAAAACTGTTTTTGTAAGACAGGCTGGCACAATACGGGCTGTGAAAATTCCTGTCAAGAACACACCCGCAATCAATCAACATCCCATGTTTCCAATTGAAAGGCCCAGTGCAGATGGCGGAGAATGAACTAGCAAAGAAAACCAGTGATCTGGTGAATCGCAGCATGAGTGAAGTTATCAAAAGCATGGATGCTCTGGCAGCAGAGGGTCTGATCAACCTTACAGCAGCAGTGGATCAGGAAAACAGAGCCACTGCTGAAAAGATCCTGGATCAAGAACAACCAGAATCTCAGGAGATACTCAATACAAGAGATGCTCTCAGAGAGATCAATCGCTTGGGTGAAAATCTCCTGGAAACCAATCAGCCCCTGGACAAAATTTGGGAAATGATTGGCAACACGCAGCAATCTGAATGGCGTATGATGTGGCCAGCCATTCACAGAGATATCATGATTGCCTTGTATATGGAAGCCACTGATGAGGACACTGACAGCATCAGTGCTGATCAAGCACAAGAGATTTATGACTACAGCCAGGATTTCATTACAGAAACACATGTGATTTACAAAAATCAATTGTGTGAGGTTACAATTGCCCGAGGACCATCCGGAACCCTGGGCATTAACTATTTGGGGAAAACCAAAATGGTGAACAGAACTGATGTTACAAAAATTGACGAACATGTTTTGGGCATGACACAGATGCCTCATCTGGGCAGAATCATGGAGTTGGCTGGTGTGCAACCCTCGGCCCCTGTGACTGCCTCAGCCAAACAAGTGTTCAATCCAGACGATGCACCCATTCGCAACACTTTGCTCCAACAAATACAGAAAAATCTACAGGAAATAGCCAATCTGGAACAAAGCGATCAACAGGATGCCAGCAAGGCTCATGCCTTGGCTGAAAGATTGGTGCGTAGAGCTCAGAGACTGTTGAGAGAATATCAAAACAACAGTAACAACACATGAAAATTGTGGAACTTGCATCAGGCATCAATGTGATTGTCAGTAATGAGGAACACCAACTGTTGGATCAGATCCAGGAACACAAGGGCATGATGTTCAAAAAGGATCTGGACCTCAGGCAGCAAGTGGTGGCTGGAAATTTGGTAAATCGGGATGTGTTGACAAGAGCACGCAAAGATGGCAAAATTTGTTATGTGTTGCCCGACCCATCAAATGTTTGGAGGATTTAGATCATGACTGTCAGCCCAAAAGAACGTGATTCCATGGCCAGGCTCATGCAAATCATGAATGGTGATGCAGCACCTGCTGTTCCCACGCAGAGATTGCAGGAAACTGTGCAAGACCCTTTGATCTTACCAGGGGCTGGCCAGATCACCAATCAGGACATCTCAGCAATGGCTGATGTGATACATAGGCTGGAAAATGCAGTGAACAACGCTAGTGGTCACATGATCAACAGCAATGTAACTGACAGCCAGTTGCAGGAAGCTTTGATCACCAAGCCCACACAATCTGGTGTAAAAATTGGTATCTATAAAATTGATCAAAGTCTTGACGAAAACCGTGTGGCAGGCAAACAGAGTTTCAATGTGGTGAACAGTACAACTGGAACCATGGTGGCTCACGAACTCAGTTTGTATGAAGCAGCACATGCACTGGTGAGGTATCTCAACAATGGCAAATACTTCAACAGTGTGGAAGTGCGTCAATTGTTGGAAGCAGAAGCCAGCTACACCAGTCACAAAATTGATGCTGTGCGATTCCATCGCATGATGCTCAAAGCCCAAAAATCAGGCGACGGTACCAAAAGCCAGCTCATGGAAACTAGAAAACAGGCCAGCCTGGACAGGGCCATGGAAGCCAAACGCCAGGTCAAATACATCTACAATCATCAATGAAAATACATCCCAGCGCAATTGCCAAAATCGCCAACATTGTCAGCCCACAACATCCCTATTTGCGTGTGGAAATCAGGGCTGGGGGATGCACTGGTTTTGAAAAAGTTTTCACTCTAACCGATCAAGCAGATGTGGATGATCTGGTTTTTGAGGGCATAGTGCTGGTGGATCCCATCAGCCATGAACTCATTGAGGCGGCACACCTGTCTTACAAGACTGATCTCAGTGGCAATCAATTTGTATTGGAAATACCACAAGCCACAACCAATTGTGGCTGTGGTAAAAGCTTTGCTATCTGACTGTGTGAACATATAAATAGATCTAAACAGCAGAAGTTTAGATCATGTTTATCAATACCCTCGATATCCCTGGCTATAGCCGCTTACACCAAATACTTCATACACTCAAGCATGTGCATCAGTTTGAGTTTGACAGTCATGATGGTGATCAGTTGCAGGAAACCCAACAACATTATTTGCATGTGCAACAACAGATTGTTGAGACCAGCACATTCAACACCTATCATACCAATCCAGAATATGCCAAAGCAGCGTTGATAACAGAAGCTATAAAAATGCTGTTGGAAATTGCTCCCAAGAGAAGGAAGAAAGCTGCCGTGCAAGAAACTAAAAAGAAACAACCCAAGCCTGATTTTTTGGATGTGGACAAGGATGGAAACAAAAAAGAGCTATTCAAGAAAGCTGTGGCTGACAAAGCCAAGGCAGACAACCTGGATGAAAAGTGGGGCAAGGAGATGAAACCCGCTGCCAAGGATATGGACAAGTGGGAAGGTTATACTATCACAGAGCTCAAAGCACGCAAAAAGAAGCTCATGGACAAAGAGGAAAGAACTGCTGCTGAGAGCAAGGAAGTTAGGCAGATCAATTTCGCTATCCGTGCCAAGCAGGGAAACAGTTTGGGCAAGGTCAAAGAAAGCATGCTCATGGAAGATGAGAATCTGGACAAAGCTGAGACACTGTTGGCAGCCAAGGATCTCAGCGATCGTCTACAGAACATGGCAGAAGATGCTGCCAAGATGGCAGTGGACCGCCTCATGCCCTTGGTGGACGTGATGAAGAGCCAGTTTGGTCAAGAGCCAGCTGATGCTTTCAACCAGATAGTCAAGGCCCAACTGCAAACTGTGTTGGACACCATCATCAGCGCCAAGGATCAAACAGACAACGCCATCCTCACACTACAAGGCGGTGGTGTTCCCAGCATGGGCAGTGACATAAGTCAACCCGTGCCAGGTGCTGAAGCCCCTGCTGCAGAACCACAAGTGGGTGGCGAAGAAGAATTTCAAGCAGGACCTGCAACTGCTGGACCAGCAGAAGAGCCCTTGGGCAGAAGCATGAAAGAACCCATGCGTGAAACATTGCGCGCGGGCGGTCCTTTCAAAAGAAAGATGGAAGAAAGTGCCAAACCTGAAGACATAATCACAGATGCCAATGATCGTCGCAGATATATTGCCTTGCGAAAGCAAGAAGAAGATCACTTGGCTCAAGCAGGAAAACCCAAAGACACAAAACAAGCTCATCACAAAAAGATGGCTCAACAACACAATGATCAAGCCAACGATATTCTCGACAAATATCGCAGCAGTGTTGAAGAAGCTCAACAGCCCAACGCAACACAAACAATTCAAGACATGGCCACCAAGGGCAAAGATGCCACAGGCAAACCTTT